GAGCCAGAAAGCTTCTTGAGCTTGTCCTTAGGCATGTGCTATCTCCCCAAAGTAGCTGAACACGGGCTTCTCGACCGGGTTCGATGGATTTCTGGTCGCGTGTCGTACGGCGAGAGCAAGCGCCATAACGGCGTCTGTCTCTAGCTTCTTGTCGTCCAGCTTGTAACCGAGCAACTGGCGTCGGACTTCCATCCATACCCCCTTGCGCGGCAGCTTGAGCTGGCCACGGTCGATCACCGCCTTGAGGTCGCCCAGCAGCTCGAGCTTCTTGGCCCGAGTACCGCCGAAGTCATAGTCCCTCAGTGGCTTGATGATGTTAAACTCTTGGCGGAACAGCTTACCGCCAAACCCCGTGGAGTCCACGATGGTCGTGCAGTAAGAGCCTTCCTGCCCATAGAGTAGGTGCCCCTCTCGCACCATGTTGATAACTGCAGGGATCGTCTGCTTGCCAATCTTGCGCTTGCAGCGGACACCTGCCAAGAACTCTCGTTCAGTGTAGTCAATGGTAATAGCCCAGGTCGCATCGGAAGAGATCCCAGGGTCTACGCCCTGAGCGTAGCGCCTAGTCTTCACCGGCTGCGTTTCCTCATCAAGCTCGACAAACGACTTCTCCACCATTTCGGAGTTGAAGTAGGCGTCTCGTGACTCGATAAAGTAGCCGTCGATGTTCTGTGGGACGAGGTATTCTGCCTGCTGCCGTATGATGGACTCGAAGGTGGCGGAGTTAAGGCCATATCCAACGTTGTCCCTGGTCGACAGCCGGAAGCTGAAGAACTGTTCATCTCGGTTTGGGTTGGCCGGGTTGCCCAGCTCCCATAGGTCTGAGTAGTCGTTGATTCCCTCGGTCGGGGTGCCGATGAAGTGCAGCTGTCCCCCGGTTGATAGTCGTCGGAGGTTCAAGACCTCTTGGTAGATCATAAGTAGGTGCGGCTCGAATGCCGCCTCGTCGAAGGAGATGCCGTTCATGTCCTTGCCGAGCAGGGCCTTAGCCTTGTCCTGAGTAGTACGGAAGTGGATATTTGCGCCACCGAATACTGGGTGCACACGGATCCAAAGATACTCCCCACGGTACTTCTTGTCGAAGATGTAGACTGGACCGATCTCTTTGGTGATTGGGCATCCACGTCCCTTCTGTGCCGGGTGGGATCCCTGGAATAGCATCGACAGTTCTCGGTGCACGAGCTCAGCTGTCTCTTGCTGGATGCCGATGTGGTACCACTCGTACGGCTCGTTCGACCAGCGCTCGGCGTCTTCCTTGCTACCCTGATCGGGGACACGAAGTCCGAGCTTGTAGGTTGCAGAGTGCAGAATGCCTACTGCCATTCCGAGCGTCTTTCCTGCCCGGTTGCCAGCAGAGCACACGGTAGTAAGGTACTTCGGTCGGTATCCCGACTTACCTCGTGCAACGGACTTTCGGTTGGCTTCAAGCTGGTCCATCTGATGCTGGAATAGAAGCGTCTTGTAGCTTCCAAGCTTCTTTGACTGTCGTGCGCTGGTGCCAGCCTTGAGACCTCGTGCTCGGTCCATTCGCAGGAGAGCTGAGCTTGTCTTTGCTGAAGGAGCTGTCATGCCCTTCTTCTTGGTCTTCGTCTTCATACGGCCTTCTTTCTATTCTTATTCCTTGCGCTGATAGCCTTAGCCTTCGACTTAGCGTCTGCCTTGCTGCTAGCTCCCCACGCCTGCAGGGAGAGAAGCAACCGCGTGGGCCGTCCCTTTGAGTCCCGCTCCGGCCCTGGCATGTTACCCATGCGAGCCAGGAACGAAGCCCGACGCGGATTATCCCCAGACTTAACCGGGGCCTTCAGCGTGCCACCCTTGTAGGAAGCACGACCTTTAGCGTTCAGACCACCGGCAGGATTCTTCCCCTCTTTTCGAGTCCATGCTGGTGTCTTAGGCATACTTCTTCTTTCCCTTTTTGGCGGTCTTAGCAGAGTCTCGGAAAGACTTCTCGGTCGGTGCGCCTTTGGCGCCTACCTTGCGCATCTTCTCGCCAGATCCAGAGGCAATCCTCTTTCGCTTAGCGTGAATGTTGGCGTACAGCCCTGGCTTAGCCACGCTGTGCCACCGTGCGGGTTCCTCGAAGGGTCTTGCCACCCTTGGCAGCCTTTTGGAACTTTTCTTTGCCGTACTTCTTGCGACCGATTGCGGCAGCAAGAGCCTTAGGATCCTTGGCCCCCTTGGCTGCAAGCTTCTTAGTAAGCTTCTTGAATCCTACGTACGCCATTATCGTGTACCGCCACGTGGCTTGCCGGGCTTGCCGGGCTTCTTGCTAGGCATAGCTGGCTGGTTGTACCGACGGTACCTATAGTTCTCTGCACCTGATCGTGTATCGTCGCTCGCAATTCCACCTGAATACTTGCTTCGTGTAGTTGCCATCGTGCTAGCTGGCGACTTGCGGTTTGGCGCAAGTGTGCCTGGCTTTGGCTTCTCGATGATAATATCTTTACCCTTCTTGCCGGAAGTGCCAGGTCGCTGTGTGGACTTGGCCCCGCCGCCTCGGCCTGCATCAACGGAGAATCCCTTCTCCTTGGCGACCTTGGTCTTGCCCTTGCCATACGTCGTGGTCCCTGTTGGGTTGTTCTGGCTGACAGACTTGCGCTTGCCCTGCTTAAGGGTTCCGAGAGCAACTCGATAGTTATCGATCTGTGCCCACACGCGCTTCTTGCCAGTCATGGTCTTGAACTTGCTGCTTCGTGTAAACGCAACAAGTTTATTGAGGTCGGCCTTAAGAGCTGCCTTGCCCTTTCCGGTCGTCTTGCCAGTAACCTCTACTTTGGAGGCGTCTTTAACGCCAACCTTCTTCTCTGCCATTATTCCTCTCCCTTATCCCCGAATGCCTTATCGTCCGGGTTCAACCAGCGGATTGCAACTGGTACAACCGCAGCTACTCCTGCACCAACGACCGACTTCCATCCGTCGCCGTCCAGATCAAATGCACCGCCACCGAGCACAAGGAACTGTGCCAGGCATGCGGCAAGAAACGAACGTCCCCAGGACGCCAAGGTTGCCTTAAGCTCCTTGCTCATCTGTAACCTCCATTGCTGTGCCTTCTACCAAATATCCGCCGCCTAGAATCCCAGCCATTGAGATGGCCAGCTCGCGGTCAGCGCTTTTCTCTTTGCGTCGGTCGATCATCTCCTGTGCTCGTAGACCCTCCGACAGGGTGGGGATGACATCCCCGTTCTCTACCATTTTGTATACGTAGTGGCTGACCAGCTTGGCGAGGTCTCCGTTGGAAGATTCCACTTTCACCGCCTGCTGTATGTTCTTTGCCAGGTCCCTGCGGGCCTTGATGTGATCCGGAGAGGTGTGCTGGCGTCGGTGGTTTCCTAGCGTGATCCTGCTTACGTACTGGTTCTCGTCCTTCAACCATGAAGAAATCTTAATGTCAGAGATCCCCTCTGCCATCTTCCTGTTGATTACGTCCACGAGTGGACTAGCGCACACCGTGCACTTATTCAGCAGCTTCATCCTCAACCACAGGGTCGGCTACTGGCTCGACCACTGGCTCCTCCACGGCTGGCTCCAGCGTAGCCGGGTCTAGATTGGTGATATCTTCGTCAATAACCTTTGGCTCTGGTCCCACAATAGCCTCCACTTCTTCTTCGCTTAGACCTAGTCCTATAAGCTTTACCCTGGCCAGCTCAACGAGCGATGCCTGGATTCTTCTTCTGTCAGTCCCAGGGCTAATAGCTTTGCCCTTGCTAGTTCGACAAGTCCTGCTTCTTTTTCTTCTTTGTAGTTGATCTTCTCTATCTCAAGAATTCGTACTCTTTCCATCTCTAGTATTTCTGCAACCTCTTCTTCTGGAACATTTTCCACTGTTTGTTCGCCAGTTGTTGCATTAAATACAGTTCTCAAAAATGTCATTATAGTGCACCCTCTCCATAAACTTCTAGCGTTGAGCCTGGCGCCCAGGAGTTCGACGCGTAAAACCCGAAGCTCGTTATTGGTGCTGTGATGTTAAGGTCAAAGGCTCCTGTCGTCAACTGAACTCTATCAGTTGCAGATTGGCCTCCCCCGATCCAGTGCCCTTGCTTAGTTTGAGTTGTTGAGGAATAATTTAAAATAGTAATCTCGTATGCTGCCGAGGGAACCCAAGTGTTGTTTTTTAGGCTTTGAATCCCCGTGCTAATGTACCACCACGGTGTGTAGCTAGGGTAGTAGCTGTTCGCGTCCAAAGTTAAGGTTTGTACCAAGAAATTGTTGTACGATGCGTTAGCAAATCCCTGGATATACGATAGGTTAGAAGACGCGCTTTTTGCGTTTCTGATGATCACCCTAAGGTGTCTGTACGTTTGCGGGATGTCAGCTGCCGATAGGAATTGGCTGGCTGTAGTTAGTGTACCAGCAACCAATAGCCTTCCATACTGCGGGATTACCGGGGTAGTGCTGGTACCTACTGAACGTACGGACATTAGCTAATCTCCACGCCATAGGCGCTAAGTGTTGCCCGGTCACCTGTTGCTCCTTGAACAGACAATTTTTCCCCTGGCTCCAAAACTATTCCAGTTAGCTGTGTCACATTACCAACCACAAGTGGCATAGAC